GTTGAGGCTCTCCAGCTCTATTGGAACATCGTTATTCCCTCTAGTTAGGAAGAACTTCATCAGTCGTCGATTCTCCTCGAGAACGTCGGCAACGCTCTTAGTGTGTAGCTCTATGCCACGCACTTCGTAACGCTGCTTTCTCTTATTCCATCTTTCGACGGAAAAAGTCCCGAGGAAGGACCGATAACCGAGCAAACTAGATCTTTCTCTTACATGCGGAAAGGGACCAACACGGTCCAAAATGCTTTCTCGCATACACTTTGCTGTCTTCCAGTAGCCTTTTTCGTAAAAAAGGTTGCTGGACGCAACGTACGATGAGATCTGATTTGCGTCTTGCTTGCCACTAGGTGGCTCTGTGCGAACGTATACTGGGGTAACTAAATACCCTTTGTACGCGTCCACACCGCACGACTCTCGAAAATATCCGGAAACGAAAGTCTTCCGCATATTAACCTTGAGTCCTACGGATTCGAGCTCTCTAATGACAAAGCTTACCGCATCGGCGGGGACAATTAAGTCATCCCCGAAAACGTGCAGCTGAGATGAGATATTCTCAACTGTACGCTTATTGATGGTCAAGCTCCGCGCTTTTGCGATCCCAATTACGGCCAACGTGTAGAACACGAAAGCCTCAAAAGGAAAGCACAGCGCGGAACCCATACTCGCGAACTTCTTAAGGCGGATCGTTTCGCCATCAGGAAGTCTTGCGCACTTAGTGCGGCATGAAAATACCGCATTCGAAAGTGACCTATATTTGATCATCAATCGGTGCACGAGGGAAGCGTGAACTCTATCGCTTGCTTCACTCAGGTCGAGTGTAGCAAACGTACGTGTGACGCTTGACTCACGAGCCAGCCGGCCATTGATTGTGGAGTCAGTGAAATGAATAGACCCTTTAAGGAGTCTATCTGTCTCACAACCGTCCACTAACTCTCTCATGAGAGCTTGTTGACAGTATTGCATCCACGTCGGCTCAATGGCTATGACACGTGGAGTTTTCTGTGTCTTAGGAACGAAGACCACCTTTACAGGTGGCTCATCACCAGGTTGCAGATATTCCACATGGTGCCCAGATTCGACCCATCCACCTGCATTGTGAAACAGGTAGGAGTCGACAGGGAACCACCGCTCGAGCCTTAAGGTCCAATGTAAGGAACGGTATTTGTCGTTCCCGTATAGACCGTCGGCGACGGCACCGGGTCCGTGCTTTGGTAAG